AGAAGTAATTTTATAGCTGAAGTTAGTGGATACGAGATACCTAAATGGATTAAGGAGAAATATCCAGAGTGGGTGTTTTATTCTGACGGACAGAGCTGTTTCGCTCAACTTTTTGAAAGTAAATTTTATGAGAGACTCCAAGAGGACGAAAGATTACTGGATATTCAAAAAATGCTCAAAGAAAGTGGCGAAGATTATGATAGGAGTATAGTAATAATTCTACTACACGAATGTGGAGGAATCACACGAGTTAAAATATCAAAAGATTCGATAACCGCTAAAGAGCCAACAGAATGGAAAGATGTTTCTCACGTAGAACACGATTATTGTTATGGCTGTTCTGATTAAAATAGCAATCCTAATCTTCTTTACTCCCTTAATTTGGTTAGTTTTATTAGGAATGGCATTTACTGGTAATTTAAAATAATATGAAACAAGGCAGAAAATTAGCTGGAGGTAATCCAGCAAGGGGTAGAGTAGAGAATGACTTTTATGCGACACACCCCGACAGTACAAAAGCTCTCTTAGAAGTGGAGGAAATAATTTATCCCGCGTGGGAGTGTGCCTGCGGAGAAGGACATATAGCAAAACTTTTAGAAGGAGAAGTTTATGCAACAGACTTAATAGATAGAGGTTATGGGGTATCAGGGCAAAACTTTCTTAGTTTAAATGGATATAGTTTCCCCACTATCATAACAAACCCACCTTTTAATTTGTTTCAAGAATTCGTTGAGAAAGCTTTAGAGATGTCTACTCAAAAAGTTATTATGTTTGGTAAACTGCAAGCACTAGAGGGACAAAAGAGGGCGACATTTTTACAAACGACACCTCTCAAGACTGTGTATGTTTTCAAAAAACGTCAACAACCAATGAGAAACGGAAAATCAAATGACGAAGTAACAGGAAAGAAAATGAGTAGCACTATGGCCTTTGCTTGGTTTGTATGGGAAAAAGGATTTACTGGTGACCCAATTATCAAATGGATATGACCTAATTTATTTACTGGTAATTTAAAATAAGGTATAATGTAAATGTGAGAAAGAATGGTAAGAGTGAAATTTCAAAAATACAAAAAGAACTATGGCAATTATGCCGACAAGTAGCTCTTAAAAGATTTTCAAAAGATAATAAAGTGGATTGCTATACGTGCGGAGCTAAAGACATACAAGGAGCAAACCGACAGTTAGGTCATATGTGGAGCAAGGCAAGTCTCGGAGCAAATTTAAAATATGATATGAGGGTGCTTAGATTTCAATGTTATTTTTGTAATATAAATTGTGGTGGTAGAGGAGCAGATTTCTATGCTAGAATGTTAAAAGAAATAGGCAAAAAGAAAATGACGATACTTGAAAAACTAAGACACCAAGTAGTCAAAGCCAAAGACCATTATTTATTTCTTATCGAGGAATATAAAAAAGAATTAGATGAAAAGGGAAAAGTGTTTTAATTGTAAAAGCGATAAAGGGACACAATATGCCAGTAAAGGCCACTGGCTTTGCGAACATTGCTATGACTTACTCTTAAAAGAGAAACTAACAGCTAAAGAATACGCAAGGAGAATAAAATAATGGCATCAGAAAACGCAAAAGTAGTAGCTCAAAAGGTAATCACTAAGGTTAGAAAAGGTGAGAAAGTAATTTTGGGTGAGTTAATTAGAGAATCTGGATATTCTGAAGGTATTTCAAAACAACCAAGTAGAGTTACAAAGCAAGATAGTTTTCAAAAAGAAATCAAGCCTTTAGCTGATGGATTAGATAAAGAAATAGAAAGAATCAAAAAGGAATTAGCCAATAGGGATATAAGCGAAGAGAAATATAATGACCTTACTCGCTCAATGGACTTACTTATAAAAAATCATCAACTACTCACTGGCGGTAAAACAAGTAATGAAGCAATTAGTTTTAAATGGGAAGAATAGTTGTTCTTTTTGGCAGGGGTATAATCTAAAGATTAGTAGCTATCACAAGCTATGAAGACAAGTGGAGTTATAACCCATAGCGTAATAATTGGTAAGATTAGGGGTAACACAGTCGGGCATATGGCCCATACGAAAGTAATCTGTATCCTAACACCTAAAGGGGCAAAAAATCGGAGTGTGATATACCGAGGGTCGCCCAAGCTCAAGTCTTCTACCTCGGCCAAAGTGAATAATGAATATAATAATACCTTACAAGCCTAGAAACTGGGCAAAAGATTTTCATAACTCAACTAAACGTTGGATTGTTTTGGTTCTTCACAGAAGAGCAGGAAAAACAACAGCTATTTTAAATCATTTACAAAGAGATGCTCTAAGAGTACCCAAGTCTCAATATGCTTTTATTGCTCCAACCTACAAGCAAGCTAAACGTATTGCTTGGGAGATATTGAAAGATATAGCAAGAGTTGTACCTGGTTCTGAGACTAATGAGGGGGAACTTATAATGAAATACCCTAATGGTTCTCGTATCTTCTTGGCTGGTTCTGAAAACATTGATGCCTTACGAGGTCTAGCTTTATGGGGTGGTGGTCAAGATGAAAGCTCTCAACAGCCTCCTAACCTATTTACTGAGGTTATTTCTAAGGCTTTAGCTGACCACTTAGGCTACTGGATATGGTCTGGTACTCCTAAAGGAAAGAATAATTTTTATAAAACATATCAGGTATCTCTAAAAAATCCCGAAGATTATACGACAGTCTTCAGAACGATTGATGATTCCTTAGAGGTTGAGCAAGGAGAAACGATAGATAACCTTAGAGTAGCCCTTGAAGATGACAAAAGACTTGTAGATATGGGAGAAATGACCCAAGAAGAGTTTGACCAAGAGTGGTATTGCTCCTTTGAGGCTGCGATTAAGGGTGCTTACTACGCTAAACAGATAGCAGAAGCCCGTAAGAATGGCAGAATTAAGCAAGTCCCTTATGATACTTCTATTCCTGTATTTACTGTAACTGACCTAGGAGTAGGAAAAAACTTAGCAGTTGGCTTCTATCAGAAGGTTGGTAAAGAGGTTCATATGATTGATTACTGGCAAGGCACAGAGAAAGACGGTATTCCTGAAATGGCCAAGATGTTACAGACTAAACCTTATGTTTATGCTAAACACTTTGCTCCTCACGATATTAGAGCTACTGAACAGGGAACAGGTAAAACTAAACTAGAGACAGCTAAGTCTCTTGGCATTACCTTTGATGTTGTTCAAAATATCGGTGTTGATAATGGTATCAATGCTGGTCGCTTAATGTTTGCTAGGCTATGGGTTGATGAGAAGAATTGTGAGTATTGGTTAGACGCTATCTCCCAGTATCACCAGCAATGGGACGATACTAGGGGAATGTACCTTGAGAAACCTTATCACGATTGGACTTCACACCCTGCAGATATTCATAGATATGCTTCTGTAGTAGAAGACAAAATGAGTAATGATAAACCTAATACAACAGTCTATGAAAAGAAACAACCATTATCTCGCTATGAAGGTAATGTTGATGTCAGACCAGACCCTGATGAGATAACAGACCAAGAGCTTGCGTTAATGTAGATTGCATTATAAAATTATGGTATAATATGATATAATAAGTGTATGTCAAAATCTAATCTAACTATTTATAAAGAAGTCTTGAAGAAAGAGTATGCTAAGTCTCCACTCGGACTAGCCGAAAAGAAACTAAGGGAGTTCTATGATGAGTCTTATCTTAAAAGTAACCCTATCCCTGAAGAAATACTAGAGAAAATTGACAAAATAAGAGGAGACAACGAAAAAAAGTACCTTGAGTATATAGAAACTCGCCAGAAGACCGACAAAGAATGGCTAGATGACCGCTTACTTGAGGCTATGACTGAAGAAATTTCATTATTAGAAGCTAACAGCACTACCAATATGAATGACCAATAAAAAGGACGCTGATGCTATTGCTTTAATAGCAAAGAAACAGTTAGATACTTCGGCCAATTTTAAACAGCCTAGAATGGTTGAAATACTTGATAACGAAGATGTCTATAATTTTAAACTAAGACCAGCTCTTAAAGGACGACTCAATGTTCCCTTTGATGGAGTGGTAATGTCTGGGTTCGTTGATACCCTAGTAGCCCAAGTAAACAGACCACCTAAAATTGAGTTTGAAGATGAGACTGGTGCTAACCTAAAAGGGGCTAGAAAGATAACCGCTGCTTTTGATAAAGATTCTAGGCGTATGCGTTTGCGTATGAAAGACCGCACAATGAAACACTTGGCGGCCATTTCTGGTAGAGCTATCGCTAAGTATTATGCTGAATCAGACCCTGAATACTCCCCTCACTTAGTAGTTATTGACTACCTAGACTTCCACTGTGAGCCAAATGGGGGCGGACACTTAGACGACCACTACTTCCACTGGCAAGAGAATATCTTTAGAACCAAAGAAGATATTGTTGCCGCTGGGGAATCTGGCTGGTATG